TGCCACAGATATTTTCTTCCGATGTATTTTTTACCATTGAGTTTATTCTCTATCAGATAAACAAATCCATAATGATCTCCTATATCTCCGCTGCAGAAAGGAGTTTCATTATACATCCAAGGATTTTCATAGTCAATATCGATACTCATTAATGATGTGCAATACTTCATCCAGATATTTATGAGCAAGTCCTTTCATGTCCATATCATATCTAAGATGTTCCTCGTGAAGTTGATGTTTTAATTTCAAAATACGAGTCTTTAATTCATCTTTATCCAATTTATTTTTAGGCATAAAAAAAGGAGACTATTGCTCCTCTATGTAGTCATTATTACTCAGCCATTCTTTATAATAGTCATAATCTCCAAACATAAACTCATCACACTCAGCTGCTTGCTGATATGCATTCAGAATTTCTTGCTCACACCATTCGTCATAGTTTGAATCATCTTTGAGTATTTTAGGGTTCATTCCAATTCACAATTGGAATCCAGAAAAAGTGTTTGAAGCAACATCTTGTTTAATACCACCAACCAAATAACTCTCAACTTCCGTTTCCTGCGGACTTACCTGAAGACCTTTAGAAGAAATCCAGTGTTGAGTCCAAGGAAGTGGATTGTTATTCGCAGCAATATCATAAACTGGTTTGAGACCAATTGCTTTCATACGACGATTTGCAATCCACTCCACATACTGTTGAAGAAGTTTATCATTAAGCCCAATCATACTACCATTTTTGAATAGATGATCTGCCCACTTCTTCTCCTCGTTTACAGCACGATCAAACATCCTGTAAACCCACTCATCTTCTTCTTTTGCAATCTGTTGCATTTCTGGGTCATCACCTTCTCTCCACTTGTTTAGAATGTTTTGGGTAAGTGCTAAGTGTTGGTTTTCGTCTCTTGCAATGAGAGAGATGATCTTAGCTGATCCTTCCATAAGCTTAAGTTCACCAAAGGCAAAACTGCAAGCAAAACTAACGTAGAAGCGAATACCTTCAAGAATATTAACGTTTGCGACTGCTCTGTAGAGTTTTCTTTTAACATCGTTGAGACTCTCCTTGGCATAGTGAACTCCTTCAAGTCTGTGCTTCCAGGACTCGGAAGCACCATAACTTTGTGCTGATTGAATGAAGTCATCATAAGACTCTGTAACGCTCTCAGCACGTTCTAGAATACGTTGGTCGCTAATAATAGTATCAAGGATCTCGGCAGGGTCTGAATATACGTTTTTAATAATATAGGTATATGAACGACTATGAATCATCTCCATAAACTCCCATACAGTCATACATGCTTCCAGTTCAGGAAGGGAACAGTAAGGTAAGAATGCCATGCCAGGTCCACGACCCTGAACAGAGTCAAGCATAATTTGATACTTCAGGTTAGAAGTATAAATGTGCTTTTGTTCTGGACGAAGTGTTTGGTAATCACCACGATCTTTCTGTAGAGAAACCTCCTCGGGTCTCCAGAAATAACTTAATTGTTGAGTTGTGAGTTTCTCGAAAACTGGGTACTTATAAGAGTCATATCGTTGAATGCCTAAGGGTTGCCCGAAGAACATTGGTTGTTTTTTAGTATCGACTTGTGCTGTATTAAAAACTGTCATTCCTTTAATTTTTTCACTTTGTTCTTCAGATTTTATGAACTCGTACTTCATGTTTTTCCTCTTTACTATTTGATTGACTCTCACATTACTATTTAAGTTTTTACGAATGTTCAAATTGTACAACTTTCACATGCCTCTTCATCCGACTTCATAATATCATTTAGGAGGGATTTAAGTTCCTGTTTTTGGTCATCAACTACCTCATCCGTTTTGATATCATAAGTGTTTTGATAGTATGCTGTCTTGTGTCCCAGCTTAAAACAAGTAAGCATATCCTGTGCCATTACGCTAACAGGAACTTCATTATCGGCATAATTTTCTGGATTATACGCCCAGTTTCCAGAAATTGCTTGATCGAAGAATTTCTGCATAACTGCAACAATATTAATATAACCCCGATTGCTAGGCATATTCCACAGGAGCGTATAATTGTTTTTAAGAGTTTGATACTGGGGGACAATCTGCTTAAGAGGTCCCTTCTTTGACTTCTTAATGGACAAGTATCCTCGTGGTGGTTCGATCCCGTTGGTTGCATTTGACACAACGGAACTGCTCTCCGATGGCATCTGTGCGGACAGTGTTGAGTGCCTGAGACCGTGTTCAAGGATAGATGCCCTAAGACTTTCCCAATCATGTTGAAGACCTACAGATGAAACTTGATCAACATCCTTTTTATATGTATCAATGGGAAGAATACCATCAGAATACTTAGTGCGACCAAAGTATTCGCAGTGACCTTTCTCTTTGGCAAGTTGATTTGATGCTTTTAGAAGGTAATACTGGAAGGACTCAGAAAGACCGTGAACGGCGTCCCATGCCTCCTGTGAGTCGTAGTTGAACCCTAGTTTAGCAAGGTAGTGAGCAAGACCAATATAACCGATTCCAAGGGATCTACGACGTTTGGTAAAGTTCTCTGCTGCCTTAACTGGATAGTTTTGATAGTCAATAATTTCTTCTAGAGCACGAACAGAAAGATTACAAAGTTCTTCAAGTTCATCATCAGACTTAACTTTACCTACATTGATTGCTGATAAAATACAAGTTGCAATTTCTTGAGGACCATCATCATCAATATGTTGAATTGGAACAACCGGCAAAGTTATTTCCTGGCACAAATTTGACATTGTAATCTGATCCTTAAAGGAACTATGTGAATTACAATGGTCAATATTCATAATATAAATGCGTCCCGTCTCAGCACGTTCTTTGAGGAGACTAAGAATGAGTTCCTGTGCTTTAACAGTCTTTTTTGGAATGGTCGTATCTTTTTCATATACAGCATAGAGGTTGTCAAACGTGTCTGTTCCAAAAGCATCATAAAGTCCAGGGACATCATGCGGAGAGAACAGTGTGATCTCACCATCCTGAATAAATCTTTCATAGAAAATTTTACTGAGTTGAATTGAGTAATCAAGTTTGCGAACACGATTGTCCTCGGTTCCTTTATTGTTTTTCAGAACTAGAATGTCTTCTATTTCTTGGTGCCAGATTGGAAAGTGGACTGTAGCACTTCCACCACGAATCCCATTTTGTGTACAACATCTGACAGTTGCTTCAAACTTTTTGAGGAATGGGACAACACCTGTGTGCTGAACTTCTCCACCTCTGATTTTACTGTTGATGCCCCGGATGCGACCTGCGTTGATACCAATTCCTGCTCTTTGAGAAACATACCTACCAATTGCCATATCAGAGCTGAAGATACTATCCAAGGAGTCATCAATATCAACAAGAACGCAACTTGCAAATTGACGAAGTGGGGTTCTAACACCTGCCATGATTGGTGTGGGAATGTTGATTTTGTGCTTTGAGATTGCGTCATAGTACCTCCTGACGTATGACATCCTGGTTTCTTTTGGATACTCTGCAAAGATAGTCAGAGCAATCATCATATACATGAATTGTGGCGTTTCATATACTCCACCACCACTACGATCTTGAACCAAATACTTATCAACTACTTGGCGAAGACCTGCATAAGTGAAAAGATAATCTCGGTCATGGTCAATATAAGAATCAGATCGTTGAATTTCTTCTTTCGAATACTTATCAAAGATACCATTATCATATACTTCATGATTAACACATTGGTAAATATGATGTTCAAGAGCAGGAAGATCTTTCATCTTCCCATAAAGTTGTTTGCGAACAGAAAATAATAGAAGACGAGCAGCAACGAATTGATAATTAGGATGATCCAAATCAATCAAATCACTTGCACTGCGAATAAGAATTTCTTGTATTTCTTCAGTGGAAATACCATCATAAAACTGAATGCCCGAAGTCATTTCAACTTGACTTGCAGAGACCCCTGCAAGACCCCTACATGCCTCTTCAACCATCAAGTGCATTTTATCTAGGTCAAGAGGTTCAATTGTCCCATTTCTCTTGACTACCTTTGTTCCGTTGCTCATATTTTCTTCCAAGTAATAAATTTAAGTTTTGCCTGTAGTCCAAAATAGGTGTTTGATTCTATCACAGATTGAACATTAAGTCCAGATAAAACCATGTCATTAATGTCCTTCTCTTTTATTGTTGAAGGCCAGATGACAACTTTGTGTCCCATTTCGATAACGCGAGAAATTCTTGATAAGATTTCTGCATTTCGTGGTTCGTTATCATATATCCAAACAGCATCACTAATACCCCACTTATCAATATCACCATCAGCTCCACAAAGAGCAATCGCATTTGAAATGAATGTTGAGTCAAATGGTCCTTCGGTGATATAGACTGTGGTGTCTTTTTTGATTTCATCGAGTCCATAGATTTTAGGTGCATCATCAGTAAGCATAATGGTAATGTATTTAACCTTGTTTGAACCAAGTGCTCTTCCTTGAAATCCAACTAATGTATTTTGATAGAACAAAGGAATAATAATTCTTGGTTCATCTTTACCTACAAAGTCAAATGTTGGTCGAAGAGAATTGGTCCATTCTTTAAATCTCTCAGCATAATAGTAGTTATTAGAGTTTAATTTCCTCTTTTCTAGATATGCCTTTGCGTCAGGATTCTCTGATGCTTTGGGTAGATTTAATTTTTGTTTGAACTTTGGTGCCTCAAAGTGAAGTATCGGTGCCTCAGTGGTAAAATTTTTTCCAGTATTTCCTTCTTTAAACTTTTCAAAAATATATTTTTTATGAATTTCAGTATCAATTTGTTTTAGGAAATTATTAAAGGATACATTTACTCCACAATTATGGCACTTGTAGTTTGTGTTGTTTTTTATTTGATATAAGTATCCTCTTGCTTTATTCTTATTAGTTTGAGAGTCACCACAAATCGGACAACGAAAGTTGTAGAGATTATTCTTTACCCTCTTAAATTTTTGAAATCTAGAAGATATCAAATTGATGTATTTTACATCAACAAAATCCATAAACAAAAATTGACCTGTTCAGATATTCTATCACATTACCTTACCTTGTCAAGACAGAGTGAAGTGATTACTGCCGTCCATTTAATGATTGAATTAGTTATTTTATGCAGAGAGTATGCGGTAAGAGCATTTTTAGTTTTCACGGCATCCAGGTGTCAACACTCAACTATTTATTTTATTGTTCTTTCTATTGAAACAGGAGCAGGAGTTAATACATTTGTGATGATTTTATTGCCAACAGCAGAGAAGATTAAAGAGACAATAGCAAGTCCACCAGCCATCGTCCACATCTTCTTTTCTAAATCAGCCAAACGAGTATTAACTTTCATAATATCTCTTTCACATCCTTTTTTAATAATTTCAGTCTGACGAGTCATATCTCTATGAAGACTGTCAATTTTCTCAAACAATACAGCATCTATTCGATCTTGCTTATCTAACTTTTCATCGTGAACGGCAAGCATTCGTGTCACATTTGAATTTGCTTCAATTAACTTATCAATCGCGCTATCAATTTTCATTAACAATTGATCAGAAGAAGAAATTTTTTCTTCTAATATTGCAACCTTAGTTTCTATTGTTTGAGATTGAGAAGTCATTTTACTTGGTTTTTGAGTATTGCATCCATAATTTACGAGACCCTCTTCCACCACTCATATATTTTTTTCTTTTACGAACAGGAGGATCATCACCTGCTTCAACCGTTCCTGCTATTTGACCACCACCAACATTATTAGTTGGAACATCCTCGGCAATTATCTGCTCTCGGATAATATTAATAATTTTATCAAGAGTCTTCTTTTCCATTGTAGATTTTATATAACTCCTTTAAACAATTAATATCGACCTGAATGTCATGAATACTTGATTGTGGATATTCTGGAAGTCTATTAAGAAAAATAATAAATGATTTAACAGAAGACCATAACTCTTGTTCAATTTTAAAAAACAACATTGGGGTAGTTGCTTCTCCAAAAATATTATAAAGAATTATAAAATGATTTAGAATCAGATGAGTTTTTAATTCACCTGATTTTCTATATCTCTTCAATAATCTTTTGATATACTTAAAATGATTTAAGTCCCTTTCAAAATCTTCTTTGGTAACTGCTTGAGGGTTTTCATAGTACCTAATAGCAAATAAGAGGAAATTGTCCTCATTCAGTTCATTAAAAATCATACATTAATTAACTAGCAGACACAATATTTGGATAAGAAGGAGTATTACCAGTTGCAATTCCAGACATAGCAACTAAAACTTCCTTTTTAACTCTCAAAGTGCCTTCAGCTCCCATATACGTTTGAATTCCAACCCAACCCACACCTTCTTCATATTGAGTACCAGAAGATGCACCCGATCCATCAGTGGAAATTCCATAGACTTTGCGTGGAGCATCATTACCAACTGCCTGAGAACGGCTAAAAGAAGAATCACCAATTGTATATTTTGGAAGTTGTGATGCTTGGAATGAGGTGGCTGCGATTGCAGCGCCACTCAATCCTGCAGTAGATCCAATTGTCAATTGAGTGGTACTGGCAATACTTACAACAACTGCATCACCAAAATATACTCCAGGTTTTACAGGAGATCCAAATCTAATAATATCTCCTTCTTGGATGCTACCAGATTGACCAAATAAAGTACCATCAGTGGCACCGGTCCCACCAGTACAAATACCGGTAGCATAATCTAAAGTGACTCTGCCTGCAGCAGAAATGTTATCATTGTTTCCCCAGAGTGCCATTTTGTTATTCCTGTAAAGTTATTTGCTAAAAAGTATTTATAAAAACCAGAGACCTCAATAAAAGAGGTCTCTATGTATAATTTAATTTATGGAGTTAAATCTTTTGCTCCCTTTTTCTTCAACACTGATTGTGCTCGAAGAAGTAGAAGTGAAAGAATACCATTTGACTTAACTTTTGGGTTTGCTCCTAATGCTTCCGAAACTACGAAAAGCGCAGTTGCAATTAAAGCCTCATTAGCAAGACACCAAGCGATTACTGCTGACATAGTATCCTCCGTGTAAAGTGTCCTATCCTATTTAGGAATCAGTCGTATCTAGAATGCATCATATCCTGTGCTCTCTGAGCATCAGCACGACGCTTTGCTACTTTCTGTGCAGGAGTTCTAGTTGGTCCAGGTGTGGGAGCGCCTTTATCCTTTTTAACACCTCTTGGTTGCACTCCTAATCTACCAGAGCCCATCATTTTAGAAACTACTTTAAATGCTGCACTTGGTTCAGATCCTCTTGGAGTTCCTTTATCCTCTCTTCTTCTTTCGTCAATCACTTTGCCTTCTGGTTTGTATGATGCCTCAAGAGGAAGTTTATCTGCTTTCTGCATTTGCAACTTCTGGCGATCTAGTTGCTGCTTCTTCTGTTGGAGCATTTTGAGGTTAGCAAGTTTCTGTTTATCTACCATCTCTTGCTTTCTTGCCATTGCTGGATCTGGAGCAGCAGAATCCATAGGAGCACCAGCCATTTGCTCTCCAAGTCTGCGACCTCCACGCTCTGCAGTTAATTTTGCTGCGACAGCCATCTCACGGCGTTTTGCTTTTGAGCGTCCTTTAAATTGTGGTGCTTTTGATTTATAAAAATCTTTAATTACCTCACCCAT